CAGTTTTTGTTCCTTCTACCAGAAGGTTCGCTCTTTCTCCCGCTTTAAGTAGCCCCACTTTTCCGGCTTCACTTCCCGTTGCTGAGGCTTGGGCAGACAACATACCTTTCAAACCTTCGAGACTAAATCCTCCTGGTGGACCTCCAGTATTTTGCGTTGCTTTAATAGCTTTATCCGTCATAGCTCCTAATCCACCTAACGCAACTGATTCATATTCTGATTTATATGATGTATTTAAAGCGTCGCCAGGAATATATAATGCTACCTCAAACGTCGGACGTTGAGATTTGAAACCTGAAGCTTCAAAGGCTACCCAATTATCAGTTTGACCGGACATTCCTCCAATATTAGAAGGATATTCATAATATTGCATTGCTGTCATTGCTGAAGTAGTTGGGTCCATAATTCCAGTAGATGAATCATTAGCCAAAGTTAATGGGCCATCATAATCGTAGAATTTTGAAGATTCTTGTACTAACTCACCTTTATCATCATCCCAAAAATATATAACTTCTGTGTAAATTTTCATTACGGACATCCTTTTGTGATTGGTATTCTTGAACTATCTATATATTTATATGGCATACAAGGGAAAGTTTCGCCCTCAAAATTACAAAAAATATAAGGGGGATCATACTAAAATTATTTATCGATCTGGGTGGGAATTAACCTTCATGAAATACCTAGATCGACAACCTGAAGTCTTGCGATGGTCAAGTGAAGAAATTATTATACCCTATCGTTCACCCATTGACAATAGAGTACATAGGTATTATCCCGATTTTTGGGTTAAAACTAATCAAGGGGAATCTCTAATTGAAATCAAACCAAAGAAACAAACAAAACCCCCAAAACCCAATCCTAAACATAGGAGAAGATTCCTCAAAGAAGTGAGAACATGGGGAGTCAATGAAGCTAAATGGAAGGCAGCAGAAGAGTTTTGTGAACATAAAGGTTGGAAATGGCAAATAATAACAGAGGACACTTTGATAACTAAATAGTAATATGGCTACTGTAGAAGAATCCTATTTGGATAAATTAAAAGACGCAATAAAGACTAATTCAGTAACTGCTAAAGCAAGAGCGGCGGGTAACTGGTTTCGCTCAATTGTCAATAGAACAAAGGGTCAGTTTTCTGATGAAACGCCAAAGACAATACTTTCACGTTCAGACAGTTTAGTATCTAAAAGTGTACTAGGGAAAATGTATTTCTATTCTTATGATCCTAAATGGAAAAATGAGCTTCCCTGGTATGATACCTTTCCTTTAGTTTTTCCTATTGAAAAATATCCAGATGGATTTCTAGGATTGAACTTTCATTATCTTGCTCCAAAACATAGAGCTATATTAATGGATCAACTTAAGATGTTTGCAAATAATAAGAGCTATGATGAAACTACTAAATTGAAATTGACATATAATATGCTAAAAGGTTTCACCAAAATTAAAAGAGCAAAACCAACAGTACATAGATATCTTTCAAGTAAAGTTAAATCTAAGTATGTTCTTGTTAATGCAGATGAATGGGAAGTAGCACTTTTTCTACCAGTAGAAAGATTTAAAAAAGCAAGCAAAAAACAAGTATGGGCTCATAGCGGAAGGATGTTCTAATGTCAGGCACAGCACAATTTGCAATAACTGATTTTATGGCCAAATTGGATGGTCTAGGAAGTTATGCAAAAAGAAATAGATTTACTGTTGAAATTATACCACCATCAACTTTAGTTACTTCGGTTCCAGTTGCATCAATAGAATTTCTTATTTCGGCCGTTTCATTGCCAGGTAGATCTTTCGGAGCAACCACTTACAGAAGTGGTGGTAAATTTGGCTTAGAAGTTCCCTATGAAGTAACAGAGGAACCCGTGTCACTCACTTTCTTAGGTACAAATGATTGGACTGCTAGAAAATTTTGGTATGATTGGCATGAGCATATACAAGCTAACGGTTCGTGGAATATGCGATATTATAAAGATTTCATAGGAACCGTTTCAATTTCAGTTTATAATGAAGACTCACAAACAGCAGGAACCCCCACTCATAAAGTAGTATTACATGAATGTTGGCCGAAAACAATAGGTGCTATAGAACTAGGATGGGAAAGTGGTGAATTGATAGATTTTACAATAGATATTGATTATAGCTGGTGGACTGCACATGGCGTAAGTAGTACAGGCTCTGCGAATGCACCCACCAAACCCCAGTCCACTCCTCCTTCAAAGTTTGCTGTAACACCAGGGGGAACAGGAACTAGACAAAAATGGGTGAATGGAAAATTAGTAATAGATGAAAAATTTTAATTATTATATATTATAGGAGAATATTATGGCTTTACCAAAGGTAAGCATACCCACTTATGAATTGACAGTACCATCTTCTGGTGAGAAAGTCAGTTACAGACCTTTTCTTGTAAAAGAAGAAAAGACATTATTAATGGCTGCAGAAGATCAAAACGTAGCTACTATAACCAAAGCTATGAGAGATATTATATTTTCTTGTACAGAAGGAGAAGTAGATCTTAAAACTCTTGCACCTTATGATATCGAATATATTTTTCTTCAACTTAGAGGAAAATCGATTGGTGATGTAATAAGTCTTAAACTGAAAAAACCAGAATCGATTGACTGTGAAGAAGCTGAATGTCCTGAAGGCACAGAAGTTTCAATTAATATCGATGATATAAAAATTGACACTTCAACAATGATTGATTCTAAGATAGAACTTACAGAAACTATCGGTATAAAATTGGGATATCCTCAACTTGAGACAGTACAAAAGTATGTAGTCAAAGGTGGGGGAATGTCTGCTGACGGAATATTTAAAATGATTAATGACTGTATTGAATATATTTGGGAAGGTGAAGAAATATACAAGGCAAAAGACTCTACTAAAAAAGAACTAACTGATTTTATTGAATCTCTTAATTCCATACAATTTACTAAAATACGAGATTTTTTTGAATCGATGCCTAGACTACAACATGAAATTACGTGGACCTGTTCAAAATGTAACAAGTCCGCTCCTTTATTACTTGAGGGGATTGACTCTTTTTTCGAATAGGGCTGAGTCATGATACTCTGGCGAATCATTATCAAACAAACTTCGCTATGATTCAGCATCATAAATGGAGTCTAACAGAATTAGATAATATGATTCCATTTGAGAGACAAATATACGTAATGTTATTAGAGACATGGATTAAAGAAGAGAATGATAGAGTGAAAGAACAAAACGCCAAACACGGGAGAAGATAAACATGGCCGATAAGACCATTAAAGATGTTGTTAAGCAATTAGAGGATACAAACAAACTTCTTCAAGAAACGCTTGAAAAAGACGATGCTTTGTTGAGCTTACAAGATTCTTCTGGAATTGTTGGAAAAATTGCTCGACAAATGGAGAGAAACGCAGAAAAGGAGCGAGAAAAACAAGCAGAAGATCAGGCGCAGAGCCTGGACAAAATTGACAAAGCATCGCGAACATCTGCAGATTCAGGTGAAGAAGCCCTCAAGGTAGCCACACACCAAGATTTAGAAGTACATTCAAGCAAAGAACATCTACAGAATATCCTAGAGACTCAGCCGGATTTGGGGCTTGCGGAATATTCGGCCGAACTCACAGCTGATTCGGGGCGTGCTCTGATTGATCTGGTTGACCTTGCTAGAGATGGAAATGTTGAAACAACATTAGAACTTGCTAAATTGGTAAATCAAGGTGAAGATCAAATCGAAGCCGCGGAAGCAATGGAAATGGCTCAAAGAGAGGCCGCGAGAGAAGCGGCTAGAAAAGATGATAAGCCGACAATTGAAGTTGCTGTAAATATGGAACCACCAGAAGAAGAGGATGGATTTTTAATGTGGGTACTGAAAGCTCTTGGATTGATTGGCGCAGGTGCTGCGGGTCTTGCTGCAGGTCTGTTAGTAGGGTGGTTAGCTTTTGTAGGAGACTTACTAAAAAGACTTGGAAAGATTTTTAAATTAGATAAAATTAAATTGCCAAAATGGTTAGATGACTTCTTCAAAGCATTTAGTAAAGAAGGAAAACTCTATAAAAATACTATGAAATATATTGATGATTTCAAGGCACCAAAATGGTTAGATAATTTCGTTAAGCAATTTACTAAAGAAGGTAAGATTGCTAAAAAAGTTATGAAAATCATTGATAATTTTAAGATGCCTAAATTCCTTGATGACTTCTTTAAAGCATTTACCAAAGAAGGTAAACTTGGTAAAAAAATTATGAAAATCATTGATAATTTTAAGATGCCAAAATTTAAAATTTTCGACATGATTGGAGATTTCTTTAAAAGCACAGATAAGTTTAAAGATATTAGTAAAGCTATCAAAGGAGTCAAAGATATATTACCAAAAGGTGGAGGTGGTGGAACTATTGGAAAAAT